GAACCTCATCCTGGCGTCACATTTATCCACTACGACGGGAACCTCGACACGATCCAAGGCGCTTACGACTTCGTGTTCACCAAGTCCGTGTTGGTGCTCACCGACATCGAACGCACGATTCCCGCGATCTGCCGGCACCTGAAACCCAATGGCCGTGCGGTGTTCATCGAGAACGGCGCCGGAGCCGCGGGCCTCTCCTGGCTGCGCTACCTGCTGCGCCCGAAAAGCGTTTGGGGCAACGTCCGCTACCTTGGCAAAAGGGACGTGCGTTTCATCGCATCGCACTTCGAGGGATGCGACGTGCATCGAACGTACTTCCCGCCGGTGTATTTGATGGTTGCGCACCGGCCTATCTTTTTCGCACCAGAACATAGAGCGTGTGCGAGCCGATAGTGATGTTGCCTCCGGTCTCGTTCTGGAAGCGCACCGTCACCGTATCGGCGGCCGTCACCTGTCCTTTGACGATGACGCCCTGATAGTCCACTGAGCCTGAACAATCGAGTACGCGATCTCCGAGCGCAGCTCCAGTGACCGTGACGGTTGTCTGCGTGCCACCGCCATCAGCGAACAACCCAGGGTTGTAGGTCTTGCTGCCTTCGATCTCGACCAGGCCCGGATTCCAGCTGTTTCCGAACTGCTTCGCGCCGGCGTCGATCGCGACCGTCGTGTCGTCCGCGGTGTTGAATCGAACGGTGGAGTTGCCGGTCGATGAGGTCGTGTTGATGTTGTTCGAGCAGTTGTAGATGTCGTTGAGCGCCAGATCCAGGTCAGCGCACGAGGTCGCGTTGATCCCGTACCCGGACGTTGAGTTGCGTACGCGGTTACCACGCGCCTTGGTGCGCGTTCCGTTGAGAATTGAGATGCAGGCATCGGTCGCGTTGCCGACCGTAGTGCCGTCGACGTTACATCCATGGATGTCGCCATCGATATTTCTGTCGATGTAGAGACCCGAGCTCGACCCCGCGCTCGTGAGCTTGAAGGCCGATACGCGAATGTCGAAGTAAATGCAGCCGATATTTTCCTTGCCCGAGCTGCCGCTGCTGGAAAGACCGTGGCTTGCGGTATTGGCGATACGGCCTGGGCCAACCGTGATGTTGCGGTCGCCATAGACGTGCGCGCCGTAGCCGACGGCAATGCCCACGCCGTCGGAGCCATCGACCGAGAAGTTGTAGATCCAGATGTCGTGATTGCCGTTGCCGTGCGTGTTGAACGCCGAGTCGCGAACGTCGCGGGCGGTGAAGGATGCAGTGCACCAGCGCGAGCGGAACTCGAATGAGTTCTCTGTGAGGTTCTCGAAGTGGCTGCCCGGCATGATGTGGACGTGATGCGAATTCCAGATGTACCAGCCGAGGCCAATCGAGGAGCCAGGCGACCCACCCGTGCAGTCGTGGAAGTGCGAGACGCAGAAGATGTTCGCCGAGTTCTGCATCTTGAAGGCCGCGCTCGAGCAGGTGCCTGAGATCTCAAGACGCCCGAAGTCGCAGTCTGCAAGATAGATCGCGTCGATGCCGCCTCCCACGCTGCTCGATGGGTTGTAAATCTCGACGTCTGTGAATCTCACCGAGTGGATCGGATTGAGCACCGCCAACTCTGCGCTCGCCGCTGTCGTGTACGGATCGAGCAGTTCATCACGCAGGCTGATGGTAGTGCCGACGATGTTGGTGATCTTCGTGAACTGCTGCTTTCTCCCATCTGGGGAGTCGATGTAAGTGCTTTCGCGCAATACAACGTATTGCCCAACAGAGAATGCTGCCGCTGAGGCAACGACTACGGCCCTGGCACCCTGGGCAGCATTTGCAGAGAGTGCCGAGGCGGTCCCGACCGTTCCGGTCATGGTGATGGCGTAGTCGCTCGAAATAGACGGATTGCCAATAAGGCGAGCGCCATTGATGCAGCGAAGCGAGACGCTTGCCGCCCATGCGACATTCTTCAGAACTGTGTCGCCTGAGACGATGATCTCAGCACCGCCTAATGACTCTGCTGCAGCAATCGCCGTGGCCCACGCAACGCTGTCGTCCGTAGTGCCATCCTCAGTTGCCCCGAAGTCCGCGAGCCACAGCTGTCTGCGCAGCACATCGGCAATCGTCGTAGCTGCTGATCCGGTTTCTGTTCGTATAAATCCAATGAGCCGCGCACCATCACCACTGATGACAGTTGATGCTAGGTCAGTACGAAGTGCAGAGTCATTGCCGGTACCAGAGCTTGCAATAGTCTTCTTGTTGGCATCGAACGCCAGGTATTTTCCGGCCCTACTTCCAGAACCCTGAAGAGAAAGATCGAGCGCGGTTTCGTTATCCGGCACGCTGATCGCATTTTCGAGACGACGATTGATGTCCTGAATCTGCCGACTCAGGTAGTCATACGCGTCCTCATGAATCTCCGGCAGGAACCGCGCCGTGTTTCGGATGCTGGTGATCTGGTTCTGCGGCGTGTTCGAGCGAATGTCGAGCGTGTAGCCGTCGTAGGTAGTCGCGGCGCCGGACGTCAGGGTGATCGACCCGCCGCTAGCGACGTTCGCCCCGGTGACCGTGTAATGCGTGAGGTAGGTGAGCGGCGCTACCTCTGGCGGGTCGTCGGTGCTGAGCGCAACGACCGTGAGATCGGTGTCGTTGAAGATCCGCCACGAGTATGCGTATGGGCCAGTGCCGTTGATCTCGTAGCGTTCTACCGTGTCATTTGTGGCAACGGTCATCGGTGGAGTTCCTTCATCTCGGTCGTGCGCTCACCAAAGGATTTAGTGCCGGCGCCACTCGCGCCCACGCCCTCGCTGAACTCACCTTCAAGCGCATTGATGAGTCTACGAAGATAGAAAAGGTTCTGGTATGGCAAGAGCTTGCGAAATCTGTACACATCGGACGCTTTGAGTTCCGGGTCTAACTTCCCACCCTCGGTGAACATGCCTTGCAGCGTCCCGCGAATATCCTCCGCCGTACCAAACGTCGGACCCGCCGCCGTTTCCACGATGTTCTGGCTGGTGAAGCGCCCGAAGCGCGGGCCACCAAAGGTTCCGCTCACGATGTCGAACGGCTCTGCGAGATAGGCCGTAAAACCCGCGCGGTCGAACGCCTCGATGGCGATACGCGTGGGATCGGTGGCCGGCTTATAGCCGCTTGCCGTGTCCCTGGCGGCGTTCGCGAGCGCCCCTAGGGCCAGCATCATCCAGGCGCCGTTGATGGTCGCCAGGTCGCCATGCGCAACGCCTTGGGCCATGGGGATGAGCAGGCGATTGACCGCCGCCATGCCGAAGGACTTGAACTGCAGCAGGGTTTTTCCCACCTCGCGGTTCATGAATAGCGGCACGTCGCCCGCGCCTTTGGTAAGCACAACCTGATCGGCGGACTTCAAGAGCGCGCGTTCCAGCGCCTGTGCCGCCTCGCGGTCTGTCCATTGTTCTGCATTGGATCGGAACAGGCCGTCCAAGTCCGCGGCGTGCTCATCCAGCTGTTTGCTGATCCGCCCCAACATGCGCTCGCCGATACCGAGCGATGCGAGTTGGCCGCGCTGAAAGGCAGACATCTTCCCGCCACGTGCCGCCCGGATGATGGCGTCCTGCTCGAGCCCAACCGCCAGCGTCTTCAGCGCCGAGTTCCACGACGCCATGCCGGTGAGGCGTGAGAAACGGTTCGACTCCCTTCGCAGTATCCGGTCGAGCTTGGACGACGCCAGCTCGTTGCCGACGTCGCCCAGCGTGTCGGCGCGCGTGTTGAGCACGTACTCGAGCGCCGTCCCCACGCGATGCGCGTCGGCCTTGGTGAGGTTCCTGAGCCCTGAGTCCGTGACGAGTCGCGCGACCTTCTTCGCGGTCTTCACGAGTCCATGACGCGCAACGATGCGTCCGGCATCAGGCAGCGACGACAACACCTGGCCGCCCAGCAGGCGCACGTAGTTCCAGGCGCGAAACACGCGGCCGGTCTTCATCAGCACTGAATCCGGGTCTGCTGGCTTCGCGTACTTTCCCAACAGGATGTCGCGCACCGCCTGCACGTCCCTTAGAACTTCCTCCATCTCCTTCGTGATCTTGTCCTTGGCCTCACTCGTCCTCGCTCGCTCGCGTAACGCCACGTACTCGTCGCGCACGTCCTGCATCTGTTGGCGCATGTCGAGGTCGCCGAACTTCTTTTTGATGGCGAGCTGCGGCGCCGTCGAGCGGATGTAACTCTCCATGATCTTCTCGATGTCGTTGACCAGCCACGGCTCGAGCACGTGGTCGGGGACGGCGAGCGTTCGTTCTTTCAGATTCCCGGACTTACCCACGAATCCTGGCTGTATCTGCGCGTGGTCGCGGAAGCTGCCGTTGATGGTGTCGATGACGTCGGCGACGGCGGTGTCGATCTCGGCTTTGTCGACGTCGCCGCTACGGCTGAACCAGTCCTTGAGCGCGTCTTCGAGCTCGATGCGGTTCACGCGGATCTTGGCGTGGTCGTAGAGGCGCGGCAGGTAGCTCTCGGCGAACTTGACCACTGCGTCTTCTGCAACGAGCCCGGCCTTCTTCAAAGCCTGCAGCGACTCGTCGAAGTACCGCCTATACGACTTCGCTAGTTGCGCGATCTCCGGCACCACACTCTCATCGCCGCGCCTGAGCGACGCCGACACTTGCGTCGCAAACTCTCCGCGCTTCATCGTGCCGCCGGCGTCTCGGTGCGCAGCCCATGCCGCGTCAGTCTCCTTGATAAGCCGATAACGCGCGGCCTGCTCGGCCAGGATGTCGCCCTCGGCGCTGGCGGGCGTCGCGATACCCTTCAGGTGCTTGTTCAGCAGGAACGGCACGTCGGCAAGTTCCTGCATGAGAATGCGCGCCCGCTTGCTCGTCGACGTCATGACGCGCGCGATGGGGTTGATCTTCCCCAGCGATTTCGCGATGCCTTCGCCGCCCTTGGCGATGGTCTCATCGTCGAGCGTGGTGCCAAAGCCGACGCGCGCCGCGCCGCCTGTGGATTCGACTTCACCCAAGTGCGGGGCAGTCGCGTCGCTCGCGCGCTTCAGCTCATCCTGCAAGGCCTTGAACTCGGCATTGGGTACGCGGGTCGCCAAGCCGCCGAGCGCCCCCGTCAGTAAGGCTCCGGCACCGATGTTGATCGCGGATTCCTCGAGCGTGCGCAGGGACTGCTCGGCGTGAAGGATGGCTTCCTGCGCGGTGTCGAGCGCCATCGATGACATGACGGTCTTCGCAATACGCGCCGCACGCGGCCCCTCGGCGCCTGGAATCATGAGGCTCGCCACGGTCACCGGATCGAGCACGCCCGCCGCGATGGCGGTCGCAACACCGGCGCCGCCGGCTTGCCTGATTACCTCGCGGTCGCGCTGCTCCTCGGCGATGCGTTCTTTGATGCGTCGGCTTTCGGCGGCACTGCCGGAGTTTATGAACCGCTCGGCGAATGGCTCGTAGCCAGACAGGTTCTCAGGCGTCAACGGGTCGTAGTTCGGGTCATTGACGTCATCGAAGCCGGCGAAGAGCCGGCCGATGCCGGCGACGACGTTGTTCTGGCGAAGCGATGAGGCCGCCAGGTCGAGAAACGAATTCTGGTCGTTCGCTGCCTCGTCTGCTTGCTGCTGCACGTCGAACGGCTGGACTTGTGCGCCCAACGTCTGGCCGCGCGAGAGGATGCTGGATTCGTAAGGAACGAGCGGCATCAGTACCCCTGGTACTCGGCAGCAGCCTCGGCAGTGGCTTCCACGAGCCTCCTGCGCTTCTCGCTCTCGGCGCGAGCCTTCGCGATGGCGTCACGGCGGTTTTTCGCATCGGCCTCAACGTAAGCCTGCGTGTCTGTCGGGATGGCGTAGATGAGTGGACGATTCTTCTCATCCAGCAACACCTCGTCATTGCCGTCCTCGTCCGTCGTCGTGAGACTCCACAAGATACCGCGGGTATCGCCTGTGGCGCGTGACGGCGTGAGATTGACCGGCGTCTTGATGCCGGCCGCTGTCGCCGCACTATTCAGGTCGTTGCGAATCACGTCGATGCTGACGCCGGGAAACACCAGCTCCGGCGCATACTTCAGAATCTCGGGCTCGCCATTGACGCGCGAGTAGCCGTAGACACCGCGGATGTCTTTCCACGCAAGCTCGCGCGCGCGCTCGATGTCGCCGTTCGTACGGTCGAAATAGGCACGCACCGAGCGCTCGTATTCATCGCGCATGCCAAGCGGAGCCTGCGGAGCGCCGGGCAGTATCTCGACGTCAAAAGCATCATCGCCGTCCATCCTGTCTTGCAGGTCTCCGGCGTTGTCTTCGGCGTACTTCTCTTTCGTGTACGTCGACTGCAGCACCTTCTTGCGCTGCTCCGGGATGTCGAACGCATTGGCCCGCGCCACCTCCACGGCTTTCTCAGGCGACGCGCCAGCTTGGACAAGAGACGAGACTTGCTCAGCGTAGGCCTTGAGATTCGGATCGTCGAAGTAGGCGTAGGCCGTGGGAGCGGCATCCGCCCATCGTGTCATCGCATTCGCGGCCGGCACGGTAATGGCCGGTTCGCCCGAGAGCAGCGTCGCACGCGCCCAGCTCATCGCCTTGGGCGGCAGGATGTTCGTGCGTGCCGCCATCTGCGCGGACAGGCTCACGTACTCTTCCGATCCCGGCTTCACCTGGTTGACCTTCGTCGCCTCGGCAAACCACTTGTCTACGGCCTTGACGATCTTCTCGTTCTTCGGGTCAAGCCTAAGTCCATTGACGAAGGCATCCTCGATGCCGGCAATCGTGGCGGCGTCTTCGGCGCCCTTTGCACGTGCGATATCGATGCGCTCCAGGATGTTGGTGTACTCGGTCGGCGAGTACACGCCCTTGCGGTAGAGGCGCGCCGCAACCGCCTCGGCGTTCTGTCCAGGCGCGCCGGCCGTGATCGAGCGCTCGAGCGTGTTGACGGTCTCCGCGTACTCCGCGCGACGCTCGGCGTGTAGCAGTCCGTTACGCTCGCGGACCTGTTTCCTGACCTCAAGCTGGTCTTCCTCGGAGAGCCCGGACTCGCCGAGCTTCTTGAGCGCAGATTCGCCCGCCTTCGTGTCGAGTTCGAAGGCCTTCGCGATGTCGTTCGTCACCGCCTTGACGCGGCCGGCGTCGATGGCCGCCTCGATACGCGTGCGCTGCGCGGCGTCGAATTCCTCGCTGTGCGCGTCGTAATACGCTTTGGCTGCGCCGTAGGCATTCGCCGTGAGCATCTGACCGATGACGGCGGTGTGAGTGAAGCCGTTCGACTTCCTGAGAGCCTGTTGTCGCTCCTCCTCGTTCCAGCCCTTGCGCTGCGCCTGGACGTTGATTACGGCGTGCTGGCGCGCGATCTCCTGCGCGACGCGCTCAGGGTTCTGCCAGTTGAGGGCGGCTGATTCCGCGGCGCCGTCGATGGCGGCCTGCGCCTGGTTGTCGTGGGCTATCTCGCGCTGGCCAGACTCGTGACGCAGTAACCCCTGCTGCACGCGCACGCGTCGCTCGTTCAACGCCTCACGAAACACCGCTTTCTGGCGCGGATTACGCAAGCCTTCGTCGACCTTCGACGCCCGCTTGTCATACTCCGAAAGCGTCTTATCGGTGATGCCGCGAGCGTTATCGCCAGATTGGGAATACGCCCCGGTCTCCGGCGCGTGCAGAAGATCGTTCTCCGCTTCACCGAGCAGGCGGTCGGCTTCGATAATGGCGGCCTTGTCTTCCTTAGCCTGCTCCTCCTGCTGCACGCGAAAAAGGATCTGACCAGCGTTGGCAATGCCCTGCCCCAGCGTCTGCGCGGCATTGTTCTGCAGCGGACGCAGCTGGAAGTTAGGCGCTGCCTGCTGGTCGACCTGATTGGTGAGTGTTGGGACGGTTGGCACGTCAGCCCGCCTTCCACATTCCGTACGCCTGCGCACCCGCCGTGAGCAGCGTGCTGCCCGCGTTCGCGTAGGCCTGGTTCATCTGGTTGGCGCCCCAGCGCGACGCCTCATTTGCCTGGTTCTTGTACCCCCAAGCCTGGCGTGCCGCATTGGAGCGGATCGTCTTGATGTCCTCGTCACCGATCATCGCGGTGTCGGCGAGCGCATCGAGAGCGGAGCCAGAAGTCGTGACGTTGCGGGCACCGAAGTGCGCCTTCTGCGCGCCAGCCACCATCGCGATATGCCTGCGATAGCGCTGCTCTTCGATGGTGCCGCGCAAGAGCGCGTCTTGACCCTGCGCCAACGACACCAAGCGGTTGGTCTCGGCATCCGCTTGGGCCTGCTTGCCTTGAGCGATGTCGCCAGCCATGTTGATGCCGGCGCCGGCGAGTTGTGCCCAGCCCATGTGTTACGCAGCCTCCGCTATTAGCTTCCGCGGCGTGCGGAATGCGTGGAACAGCTCGCCGTTGACGCCATACGGCACGGGGTCAGACACCTCGAACCCCAACCACTCGAACCACTTCACGGCTTTCGTATTCCTCGCGTCCACGTAATTAACGACGTCCACCGGCAATGCGCCTATCCACTCACGACTCGCGCGCAGGAACGCAATCGGGTGCCGCTCGATGGCTCGCGTAAACACGCCCCACAGCACGTTGTGGTCCTCGTAGTGCATAACCCCGAACATGCCGGCAGGCTCATCCGACAGCAGGACGGTATGGGAACGGGAATACGCAAGCCCGATCCGCATGCAGTCGTCGCAGCTGTGGCCGAGCGCGGCGAGCTCTGTGACCTCCTCGTCGCGAAGGTCGGCTAGGATCAGCCAGCGGTCGCCCGGCAGCGATTCGCGTATGACAACGCTTCTGTTAACGCTCACGAATCGCTCCCTATCTCCACGTGCGGCGTGATCGACAACACTGTTGCCGGCAGCGGGTTCGACTGGCGGATGAGTACGCGACCCTGTCTGTTGTAGCTCGACACGAGGTGCGCGGTGTCTGCGCCATCCTGAAGCGGCCACGGGGCGGTGTAGTCGAAGTCGGTCGGCTGCGTTCCGATGTCGTATAGGTTGTCCTCGTCGGGCCCAGCCTGAAGGCCGAGCGTCTTCTCCACCATCACGGCCGCCGTCGGCACGACCTTGGCGTTGTCGCGCAGCGATACCGGCGCGTTGAAAAGGTGGATGTCGAGCGTCTCCAGGTCTGCGGTGTACGGGAGCCCGACATGCACGACGCCGGCAGGATAGGCGAGCGTGACTTGGCCGCCGCTTACGACCTGCTGCGGCTCCGGCGAACCATCGGCGAGGATGGCAACGTTGCAGCCTTCGAGATGCGAAAGGCCGCTGAATACGTCGCGTGCGAATGTCCACGTGGTGGTCGCGGTCGCCTGAAGACTTGCCGGCACCGGCGACTGCAGGAGCGCGGTGACGCTCGTCGCGCTCGAATACGCCGTGATCTCGGCACGAACGTTGCCGTCTTCGGACGGGAACTGGATGACGTCGCCGACGTCGTTGGCATCGAACAGCGATGCGCTCGCCGTCAGCGTCACTGACTCGCCGCCGTCGTAGGAGGTGCCCGTGATGGTGAGCGTCGTCGCCGTCGTATTGCGACCGTCATACGTGAGGCCAGAGTCCACGAAGAACGAATCCAGGATGTCATCGCGATCACGGATCGCCATGCGCTCGAGGTAGCGCACCGTCGCGCCGTTCACGGTCCTGCGCACCACGAAATACGGCGTGTCGACGTTGTTCTCAGGGATCACGCACACGCGCTCGAAGAAACCTTGAGTCTCGTGGCGATGCCAGCCGATGACTTCCTGTTCGCGCAGGTAGGTGAGGCCGATCAGAACGCCGTCGCTGCGGACGATCCAAAGAATGCCGTGCGGCTCCTTGGCGTAGTCCATGTCAACGATGGTGTGCTCGGAGTCAAAGAGGTGCCGCGCGAGGATGGTGAGCTCGTTGCCCAAGAACTTGTCGTTGTCGTTCTTGTAGGCGAGATCGCGCACCTTAGTGCCGCCGTTCTGTGCGAACAGGATGGAATCGCCGGTCAGAATCGATCGGATGAACGCCGCGCCATCGAATGACTGCGGGTCAAAGCCCACGGTGAGCGGTGTCCACGCTTCACCACGCTTCGGACTCGCCCACGACGAGGACGGCGTGAGCGCGATCAACTGCTCGGCCGGCACGAGATCCGTGATGGCGTTGATCTGCCTGGCGTTCAGCGTCTGCGTGATGGCATCGTCAGCGACGAGCGGGCTCGACTTCCCGAAATTGTGATAGTCGCCAGTCTTCGACGCCCACTCGGTCTGCGGCTGGCCGATGGAGTTCGCGAAGACAAGACGGTCCTGGTAATAGGTGACGAGCGCCGGATAACCTTGGTCCTCGCTCCACGCGCCGAATGCCCAGATGGTGGTGGTCGCAGGAGACACCACCGGCATGTAATCGATGACATCGGCGGTCGCTGTAGTGCCACCGCCGCCAATGGCTGTGATGCGCGCGATACCGAAGAGCGGGTGCAGGAAATCCCAGCTCACGCCGGCACGGGTGTTTGCCGTGCCATTGAAAAGACCGCCATCTCCATCGGACTCGCGTCCCTCGTCGTGGCTCGGCGCAACGGTTCCCGTGTACGTGCCGGACGACGGCGCAGCACTGTTGCCGGCAGCGATGTACACCTTGCCATTCGAGCGACGCAGCGCGCCGTCAGGGTTAACGCCGGTTGCGGCGATGTGCTTGTTCGGCTCCCATGGCGGGATCGCGGATAGGTCCTCCATGGTGATGCGGAACAGCGCGCCGACGTGATCCGCGGTGAAGATGGCTGTCGACGCAGTGAGCGTGATGCCGGTGCCAGTCGCCGCGCTCGCCGTCACGGTCGTCGCCGTCACGTTGTCATCGAGGAACGGCCCGCCCTCGAAGTCGGCGATGGCGTCAAATGAGAACGTGGTCGAGCCGAGCCTCACAAACTCGTACGGCGTGAAAAACTGGTGAACGATGGTGACGACGTCTGCGGACTGAGTGAACCGCAAACTTGCGAGGTCTTCGGAGAGGTAGGGCGTGGTGAGTGCTTCAGGTACGGTGACAGTGCCGCCACTCGAGTACGTGCCAAAGGCATCGCTGATGACGCGGAACTGGTCGGCTCCCATCAGCGTAGCAACCGTGTGAGCGCCATTGATGTCGTTCAACGAACCGGTTCCCGTTACGCCGGCAATAGTCACCGGGTCGTTGACGCTGAGGCCGTGAGGCGTGGACGTCTCAATCACCACGAAACCAGGCAGCGTGTACGGAAAAACGTCCGTTATCGTGAGCGTAGAAGAATTCTCGACATACGCGCCATTGGAATAGACCTTCGCCGTCTCCTCCTGAAACACCAGCATGTAGCTCTGCGACGTCGAGAACACGAACGGTATCAACGCGGCGCTCGAGTCCGGGTCGAGCGCGTAGACGAACTGAAGGCCAGATCGATTACTGGCACCGCCGGTCGCGCGCACGAAGAAGTTCTTGCACGTACGGAGCGAAGTCGCGTACCTGGCCAGGTCCGTGCGCGCATAGAGCGACGGCGAAATTTCTCCGCCCGTCAGACTCGCTTGCAGTTGCTTCGCCACGCGGTCAGTACCTGCACCGGATGGACTCGGACTCGGCCGGTTCGTCGTCCTTCTGCTCGTTCATCGTGGCGGCCGTGGCGTGGCTGAACCACGTCATGTAGCGGCTCTCAGCGGCCGTCACGAGCTCACCCTTGGCGGAGAGCGGCCCGCCCGCTTCGATGGCGAGGCGCCATGCGAGCACGGATGCGAAGTCAACCGGCCACGCGCCGGTATTCGTCACGTCGACGGTGAAGAAGCCCCACGCGCCCACGTTGTCGGACAGCAGGACTTGCGAGGCGCCGTCTGCTTTGAGAGCAACCGTCCACGGCTGGCGGGTCTGTTGCAGAAAGTTCCAGTAAAAAGGATCGCGCGTGAATGCGTATGACCTGAGCCGACGCATGCCTGACTCATCGCCTACGCAACGCATGTTCAGACACCCGCTCGGGTACTGATACACGTAGCCCCAGCCTGGAAACGTTTCGCCTGACACCACGGCGAGCGCTTCTGCCTTCGTAGCAAAACCCCATGGATACGCGCGCAGAACCTCCTGCCGGCACTGCTCGTAGAAGCGGTTGCAGGTTTTCGCCTCGACGGAGTTTTCGATCGGCGAGGCGACCACCTTGTTGATGCCGAGGCGGCCGAGCGTCGTGTTGTACAGGCCTGTCTGATCCATTAGCGGCACCGGCTACGTCGGCGGCGCTTCGCCATGACAAAGTAGTCGCCACCCGCGCTAGGAGATACAGCGGCGCCACTCGGGCTTGCGGCAAAGCCGAGATTCAAGATCCACAAAATCATAAGTACCCCGCGTTTAAAACAACCTCGTTCGTCCCCGGCGCCCCGGTGTTGTTGTCAGCGAGCCCAGTCGTCGCCGCCACGCAGATTGCGGTGTCGAACTGCACGCCCATGTCGCCGAAGTTCACGCAGAAACCGGCGCCGTTCGTGTCGGCCATCGTGGGCACGGGGAACGAGAGCACCGGCGTCGTCGTGCCGACCGTCGTGTTGGCGGCCGTCGCGTTGTAGAACTTGATGTACCTGACAGCGTTCGCGAGGTTCATCACGTGAATCCAAAAGAGCTTGCCGGCCGACGTCTTGATGTCGTCCTCGGTCTCGTCGCAATCGAGGTTCTTGTACGGCGTCGCGCCACCCGCCGCCGCATGCGCGTAGGTCGTCGTTATGACCTTCCTATCGAGCGTCATGCGCGCCGCGCCGCCGTCGCCCTCATCCACGCTGTCGGTCGACGCCTCATCGGCGGTGAACCCACACATCGTGACTTTGGTCGTGGCCGGCGTGAACGTGCCGTGGTCGGTGATGACGCAGTCGTCCAGCAGCTGCAACGCGGTCAACGCCGCGCCGTTCTCCTGCGTCACGAACGTGCCGGCATTGGTCACGGCATGGCTGCCGACCGTCACCGTGCCCGTGATCGGGATGCCGGTCGAGGCGATGAACCTGAGCTTGGCGCTGATCGAACCCGTGGCCGAGGCGGCATCGGCGTTGGCGCCGAAGGGGTCGGTGGGGACCGTGAGCACGTCCACGTCACCGATGTTGTTGGTCCCTGCGGCGAGCGCAGGCAGCGAGACGACATCAACGTTGCCGATGTTGTTATCGCCCGCGGCAATCGATGCGATGTCCACATTGCCGATGTTGTTGTCACCGGCCGCGATGGACAGGATATCGACGTCGCCGATGTTGTTCGTCCCGGCGGGCAGCGCGTTGCTGATCGCCGTCACGGCAGTCACGGTGCCGACGTTCCACGTGCCGGATTGCGCGGCCTGGACCGCGAACGTGCCTGCGTTCGTGACAGCATGGCTCGGCACGCTCGCCAAGCTCACCGGCAGCGTCGCTATCGGGTCGGTGCCATCCGAGAGCCTGACGAAGACGGGCGTTCCGACAGGTGCATCGACGGTGACAGAGCCGCCGGCATCGGAGACCGGGATCGGGTTGGCGTTGGCGACGAGCGAGGCCGCACCGTCCGCCCCGACCGCGAGCTTGACGACCTGGTAGTGAACGCCCGCGACGTCATCGGTCGCAAGCGTTGCGCCACCCGACCCTGCGTTGAGCTCGACGTTATCGGCCACGGCGCGTTACGGGCTCACCGCGAAGACGTTCACTGCGGCATCCACCGCAGTCTGTACCGAGGCATCCGAGGCGCCCGTGATCTGCGCGAGTGCGAAGGCGCGGTTCTGCGCGAGCACGGCCCAGATCATCCGATTGCGCTCGCTGCCTGGGTCGATGAACACCTTCTGCGCCCATTTCAGCCGCTCGGTGTGGTTAGACACACTCGTCGCCTCGTTGCGGATCGTCTCTGCGGCAACGACGCACGCAACCTGGATTTTGTCGAGCAGCGCGACGTCGGCTGCGGCCTCCAAAAGCTCAGCGTATGTAGCCATCTATCGTCCCACTCCCAGCCGCATCAGGCTGTTCTTGCGCAGCACGGCACCGCCACCGCCACCCGGCGCATTGGCAATTCCGAGGTAGAAGAAATACGCCGCCGAAGGGTCGGCATCGCTCATCACGTACGTGAAGCCGGGCGCCGCATCGAAGTTCACGATGCCCATCGCGCCTTCTTGCGCGATGGTGGCGGCCGTCGACTGGTTCACGTAGAACGCGCTGGTCGAGTACGCGACGCCGCAGTCCGCCGTGCCGGAGTTGTCCTTGTCGAGCATGCCGGCGGTGGCCTGGTTGGTGCCGTCCGTCGCGCCCACGATGCGCTCGTCGGTCGCCGAGGCCGTGTCCGAGGTCGATTGCGCCTTGCCGCTCGAGCCGATCAGAAGGCCAACCGGCTGGTACGGCGTCGCCTCCTGGTGATTGCTCGTGTCCGTCGCGGTCGTGGCGTCGCCCACGAAGAAGCGCACGCCGGCGCCCTGCATCGCGAGCACGCTGTAGCGGCCCTGGTTTGCCGACACCTCCGCCCAGTTGATGCGAAAGCCCGTGGACAGCCACGTCGTGACCGTGCCGCGCGCGAAGATAAGGTCGTTGTAGGCGCCGCCGAACGTCTCGCCAGTGCGGCAGTAGCTGCAGGTCACTGTCGGGTCGGCGGGGTCCACTGACGAGCCGGTCAGGATCGCCCCGACCGGCGTGTTGAGCGCGGCGACACCGAACGACCACACCGAGTCCGTGTTCGCCGTGTTGACGGCGACCGGCGGGTTGCCGAGCACGATGAGCGCCTTGTCGTCCTCGCCCGTGTTGAGCGCAAAGCCGACGTTCACGTCCTGGTTGCCGGTCGCCGCCGCCTGCGTGACGTCGGTGATCGACACGTTGTCGAGGCCGCCGTAGGCGATCCAGCCGACCTGCTGCGCGACCGCGAACTGATCGTCGACGATGAGCCTGAAGCCGTCGCTCGTGATGGCGTCGAGATCCGCGCGGCCGTCGACCGCGCCCGCCGTCGTCAGCGTCACGACGCAGCCATCGTTGCGCCACATCGAGTCGGTGGCGGCCGAGGCGGCAGCGTGATCGGATTGCGTCGTGTAGGCGCGGCGGGAGGTCGTGGAGACCGCCATCCCCATGCCCCACTTCACATCCCCTTCGGCTTGACCCGCGGTTGCCCTGCCGCACCAGAAAAACACGATGGCCTGCGGCTGGAAGGCAAGGCCAGACACTGTGAACGTCGTGCTCACTGCGCCGGTCGTAACTGTGATGGTGCCTACGGCGCAGGCCATAGCCTACGATCCGAATAACTTGCGCGCGGCTTCCTTCGCTTGCTCGATACGGGCATTGACACCCGCGAGTTCCGCCTGCGCGGCATCCACCGCATCCCGCGCAACCTTGGCGTCGGCGCGCGCACGGGCGACGTCGGCCTCCGCCTTGCTGAAGGCCGCCTGAGCGGCGTTGCGCAGTTCATCGGCCTCGGTGCGGGCGTCGCCCAGGATCTCGTCGGCGCGGCTGCGGGCGTTCGCGAGAAGCTCGTTGGCAGCCTTGCGCGCGGCTTCGACTTCAGCGTTGGCCTTGCTGAGCTCCGCCACGGCGTTCAGGCGCCTGATCTCGGCGGCATCCGCCTCGAGACCGGCCTTGCCGGCGCGCTCCTTGGCCGCCTTCTCCTGCTGCTCGAACACGGCAGCCGCCGCGATGATGTCGCGCGCCTTCTCGAAACTCGAGATAAAGCGCGTGATCGAATCGGCCTCGTTCTGCAACTCGCTGGCGGTTTTCATTTGCGCTTCACCAGGAGCCGCACTGAAATGCTGGTGCTGGCGCCGCCCGCCGTGACCTTGGGGCGAATCCATCGCGTGAGTTCGAGCACCGCCTCCCCGGCCGCTGCCGTCTTGCTGATCGCGTTCCCTTGAGGATCGGTAAGTGTGAACCAGTCAGTGTCAGTGCTGGCGGTCGGGGAGGCGAAGTTCGAACCCTGGAGAATCACGGTCGTCGTGTCGAACGTGCCGGTGATCTGCACGGTGCGATCTGCGCTGCCAGGCATCTCGATAGCGCCGCCGTCGACATTGGTGTCGGTCAACGGTGACCAGACGATGACGTGCGCATCGTCCAAATACGTTTCAATCCTTTCAACCGTGGGGGCAACGGTGGCCACGGCTTACCGCTTGACCTTGCCGGTCGAGAAGTTGAACTGACCGGACTCGCGTGGCTTTCCGGCCTGCGACATGGACAGTTGCTCGACCGTCTCCTCGATGCGGTCGAAGCCGGTCTGCGACCCGCCGGTCACCGTGACCGAGTCTTTGCCAAACTTCGCCTCGATGTTCTTGCGCCAGTCCTCGGGCGGCTCGTCGACGAACTTCATCCAACGCGGCGAGAATTCCCGCCAGTCGGCGAGCTTGAACCTGTCGCCGTGCCGGCGGCGGCGCACGAAGAAACCGACCGCCTGATTCTGGCGGGTGAAACCGAGCTCGGAGAACGCCACAACCTCGACGGTCCCCGGCTTCTCGACTTCCGTCATGACCTGCAGGGTCTGCATGTTCTTCCTTTTCAAAAAGTCCCCACGTCTTAGGTGGGGGCAACAGTGGGTTACACTCGCTCTAACTAGCTAATCAGGACACCGTGAAGCCAGAGCTGTACGTGTTGTACTGCTCGTAGAAGCTCAGCGGCGCCAGGAACGCGGTGACCGTGATGGATGGCGTCGTGCCCGTCACGTCGTAGCGGATGCCGAGATAGCGGTCGCTCTCGGAAAGCGCAGTCGGCGGGATCGGGATCACGAACTTGTAGCCCGCCACCAGGAGATCAGCGTCCTGCGCAGGCGCCGTGGGCGTGCCAGACTCGAAGACGCGCCGGCCGATGAGCTGACGACCCGCGTTCTGCGCGGCGGCCGACGCGTACTCCACCTCGAAGGTGTAGTCCTCGTCGCCCGTCGTCTGATCGGCGGCGACGTCGACGCAGAAAACCACGCAAAGCGGCTCGCCGTTGCCGATGCTTCGGTCCACGGTGAGGTCGATAACGTTCGTTCCGACGGCATCGGCGGTGACGGCCTGCGCATCGGAGAACAACAGTTGTGCATCAATGTACATTTTGTGCCCTCCTAGTTAGGCCACGGTCGCTTCGGTCAGAAGCAGCTGGTCGCAAATGCCAATCGGGATGTCCCGGAACGTCGGCACCTTCTTGCCGTCGATGTCCGAGTAGGTGATGGAGCCGCCCAAGTTCTGAGCGCCGGTGCCTTGGCCGCTCACCGTGTTCCAGCGCTGGATGTCCAGCATCTCGAACACGGTGCGGTTCATGTAGAAGCTCGGGCGCACGCCAACGAACTCACCGTCGGGCGTCGTGCCGCCAGCCGTGGTCGGCAAGCGGTGGATCGCCTTGATCATGAGCTTGATCAGGTTCGCGGCAGACGATTCGGCCGTGAGGTTCGAG